GAAAATAATTATATCTCAGAGGATTACGAGTCTTATGGAGAAGAAAATAACGACAACGACGAAACTTTTTAATTAACGCTTGACAACCACGATTGTCGATGATATACTTGGCGTATCACACAGGAAACTTGGAGACTTAAACGATGAAACTTGCAGATCGAACGGTTGAAATTCATAGTAGGGGTTTGGAAAGCAGTAATCAATTTACTATTGCTCAAACGAGCAAAATGTTTAAAATCCTGTCGGACTCTCTGTATTCCGATAAGGTTATGGCAGTTATTCGTGAACTAAGCACAAATGCTTATGATGCTCACGTTGCTGCTGGTAATAAGAATCCTTTTAAGATTATTCTGCCAACACAAGCGGTTCCATCTTTTACCGTGCGTGATTATGGTACGGGTCTTAGTCAGCAGGATATGGAGGAACTATATACCACTTATGGGGCAAGCAACAAGAACGATAGTAATGATTTTGTTGGTTGTCTTGGATTAGGTAGTAAGAGTCCGTTTGCTTATACCAAGAGTTTTAGCACAGTATCTTATTATAACGGAACTAAGTATTCTTATATTGCGGCTATGGACGAGAACGGTGTTCCTAGTCTTAATCTGTTCGATATTAGTCCAACTAAAGAGCCTAACGGTCTTGAAATTAGTTTTGCTGTTAAACAGTGTGACTTTGGCGAGTTTACTACCAAAGCAAAAAGAATTTTCCATTACTTCAAGATGAAGCCCATTATTGAGGGTGGTTTTGGGGAGAATCTGTCAGATCATTCGTATTCTTATACTAACTTTGTTATTGATGGTAAGGGTTGGAGAATTGGTAGACTAGCAAATAATAATGATCAATATCCTTCAGCGTATAACAATGCTGATAGTGGTATTGTTGCTATCATGGGTAATATTGCCTATCCTGTTGATAGTTCAAAAATTATTGGAGAAGCAGAAAAAGAATCTTCCAATGACGCTATCCAGAAATGGAATCGTACCTTTAAAAAGGTAGATGTTGATAACTGGAAGAATCTAGTCAAGGAGGTTCTAGGGTCCGGCCTATATCTTGAAATCAATTTTAATATTGGTGAATTGGAAATGGATGTGAGTCGTGAAGGCTTACAGTATACAAAAAATGTTATTAAAGTTTTGCGTGAAAGAACTCAAGATATTTATCTTCAACTCAAAGAAGATATGACTCAAAAGATTACTCAGTGTACTAATCTGGTAGATGCTTATCAGACTTATTATAATCTGAGCGATCTTGCTGGTGGATGGACCGCTGGTGCATCATGGACCGACCAGTCTGGCAAGACCCACGAATTAACTAGTGGTAAAGATCTTGAATATAAGTTCAAGAAAAATAAGCAGTTGTATGTTTTTAATTTTAGAACATCTGGTTATCGCTCTCGTCGTATGGTTTATCTAACAGATAAAATCCATAATGAAACACTCAAGGGGGTTCCTCAATACTATTGGAGCGGAACCAAAAAGAGTGGTAAAATGATCTTTTTCCGCTGTGATATTAAGGGTGAAGAAACTGCCAAAAAGATTGTGACAAAGTATTGTAATCAAAATGATTGCTTTGCTTATCTTATGGTGGATAGTAGTCATCCAGAAGATTCTACAGAAGGTTTTGATGATATCATGAGTGATATCGGCGGAGAAACTAATGTAGTTAATGTTTCTGATTATCGTAGTCTACTTAGCAAGGGACCACGCAAGAGTAGCGTTTCTTTTGGTCAGATTAGTGCTGGTGAGGTTTTTATTATTGGTGGTTGTCCAGACGCTAATGATAAACTAGTACTATCTGGTAATGGAATAAATGATTCTGATCTTCTAAGAGAAGTAGACGAAGATATCTATGAAACTATTGAAGATCAAGACGAGACAATTTATATTCCTATTATTAGGTATGCTTCGGTAGAAGGATTTCCATCTATCGCTTATCTTAACAAAATCATTAAAGATAAAAATCATACTCTTCACAATCTATTGAAAGACAAGAATATTCTTGCTATCAAGCAGAGTGCTGTTAGTAAGATCAAAGATTTGAATCTTGTTGATTTCAATGCTTGGATCAAGCCTCAATTAAAGAGCATGATGAGTAAACTCTGCGGAGAAGTTGGATCATATAAGAATATTGTGGACTACTGTACTGAACAGTATAATGCAGACGAGAAGAATGAGACTTATGGTTACTATAGAATTCGTGCAGATAGGCATATAGCGGTTACTATTCTAAGCATTTTTGGTATTGATTATCATAAGTATATTGGTGGATCGGAACTTTGTAATCTGGTCGATCAATGGATGATTCATTACTTTTTTGCTCATGTTATTCATAATAGTTTTGATATGAAGTTTTGTAAGAAGTCAGAATACTTTGCTGTTATGACAAAAATATTAGCAAAACATAATATGAATGGTATTGATCCTGAGAAGATTCGTAAACAAACTCAAGAGTTTAATATCTTAAAGAGTGAGATCAATACTATGTATAGTGAAGATTATACATCTAAGATAGTATCAATTTCTCAAGAATCCAAAGATTTTTGTGAGTCGATAACGAAAAGTAGTGATCTTAGAAAAAACTTTAAAGCGGAGGTTGACAAGGTGCCGATGCTCAAGTATATTGTGAGTAGTACGTTGGATGGGACTAGTGCTGATGGGGGATTGAACGGAATAGGTTCCTCTAATCCGCTTAGAGTAAATCATAATCGCTACTATACTCCGCCAGCATGGTTTGTAACTATTGATGAAAACGGTATTGAACAGTTAAGAAATAGTCTAAGTGTTTTGATCAAATAATTTCACAGGAAAAGAGGAGAATTAAAATGAGCGTTCCGTTTATGTGGGTTGATGGTAATTTGACGTTGATCTTGAATAATAAGGCTTATCAAGTTATTCCCGATCATATTAATTACAAGTTGATTCTTGAGGCTCTACCAACAGCAACTAATGATGAGTTGCTAGATCTGGTAGATATTGAAAAGGCAGTATCATCATTTAGCGATGGTCTGGTTGAAGTCAAGAATGGCAAGGTGCTTTTTGATGGTGAAGAAGTTCATGGTAGTATTAGTAAGCGTATTCTGGAGTTTATGAGCAAGGGATTACCGTTTCAGCCTCTTGTAAACTTCTTGAATAATCTTATGGAAAATCCTAGTATGCAAAGTCAAAAGGAACTATATGATTTCTTGGAGCATGAGCATCTGCCAATTACTGAGGATGGTCATTTCCTAGCATACAAGGCTGTTCGTAGTGACTATATGGATAAGTATGCTGGCACATTTGACAATCATGTTGGCAAAGTTTGCCAAATGAATAGGGCTAAGGTTGACGATAATCGTAGTGTTGGTTGCTCTCAGGGACTTCATGCTGGTGCTTTAAACTATGTGGCTAATTATGGTAGTGCTGATAGTGGCGATCATATTATGATTGTTAAGATCAATCCAAAGGATGTGGTCAGCGTTCCTAGTGATTGTAATCATGAGAAACTTCGTACTTGTAGATATGAAGTTGTTGGTGAATATCAAGGTGAACTACTAAAGCCTCTTTACAAGGCTGAGTTTAGTGAAGATTCTTATGATGAGGATGAAGAACAGTTGTATGATGAGTATGATGATGATTACTGGAATCAGTACGAAGATGAAGATGAAGATGAAGATTATGATCCCGATCAGGATTATATTTGATAAAAATGGAGTGAGCAATTTGGGCTATGGCGGTTCGATCCCGCCAACACTCTTTTGTTGATTATGATAAAGGTAAAATACAATGGACCAAGAAGATGATAACTATAATGATGAGTATGATTATGATGATGCTCAAGACAAATATAAGCACTATTTTAAGTTTGATCCCGCTGCTTGGGATGCTTGGGGTAAAATGCTATATAATGCTCTAAATGATATAGTCGAAGGATCATCAAATGTGTGGTATGTTAATTTTCCCAAAAAGTCGTTTCCTGTGAATAGTTATTTCTCCAATACTGAGAAGTCTAAAAACTTCCAGTATTTGGGGATTAACTATCAGAAACAACCCATATGGAAAAAAGAGTACTTTGTTAACGCTGGATTAGCCAGAGAGTACTTGAATCATATTCAAAGTCATGCTGTTCATTTTGTATTACAACCACATTACTACAAAGGATTATTTGATATCCTAAATTAATATGAAATATATCTTATATTTTCAATCCTCAGATAGAGTAGTCAGATTTTCTAGAACAGATGCTATTAAAGAGATAGAAACTAGGCTGAATTTTCTAGAAGATATTTGTATCAAAGTTGTAGAGGAATCAAATTTTACTACAAAAATATACAAGCCAATTTTTTCAGTTACGCTTGAACTTAAATAAATACGGAGAAAGACATGGGTAAACAAAACTATATTATAGATGATTTAGAAGAGTTTACAAGGTCGGCCAGAAAACTTGTATTCAATGGTTTCGATAAAAGCATAGGAGATGATCCTGACGAGTTTACAAAACTTATTACAGAAATTAGTCAAGATGATTTGGAGGAGATGGATCAAATTTTAACTCAGCAAGAATCTCTGGTTATAGTTAAGAGTCTGGCTAAAGAACAAAAACATAAAATCACAAATGAGTCAAGATATTTAATTGATGAAAAAATATTTTCACAAATTATAGAAGAAATGAATGGACGACTAGTTAGTAATATGCTATCATCATTAGCAAGTAAGGGTATGATAGAGTCCGCTTACGATGAACAAATCAATGATTTTGTTTTCTGGATAAAAGACGATGAAACACCTGAAACCGATTGAGGTTGATGCTTCTTTTCTATATAGATGTCCATCTGAAAATTGTGGTGCTAATCATTGGTTGTTTTTACGAGAAGTCAAGACCAAAAATTTCAAGATTGTTTGCGATTGTGGAACAGTGTTTAGGCCAAAAACAATCGACAACATAAAAATCAAATATAGTGATAAATCTAAAGTAAAGCAAAAGCCTAACGCAAACAAGGATGCAATAGAACACAATAAATCTGAATTAAGAATTCCGGTTGACTTGTTAAACAAATGTGTTAAAATACTGGTTCAGTATGGCTTTGAAAACCAAGAGGCTAAAGACATACTAACTAAAACGTATCTAATTAATCAAACCGATAATGCCGTACAACTTATTGAGTTATCATTAAAATCATTGGAGATAAAAAATGTCTAAAGGTATAAGGCCAACTAAATTTAGCGAAATTCTTGGGCAAGATGATGTGATTAATAGGCTAAAGGTCAGCGTGACGGGCTGTTTAAAAACATCAACCGTGATGCCACACACTTTAATAGATGGGCCACCGGGCCTTGGTAAAACTACCATAGCGAGTGCTATCGCCAACGAATTGAACGTAAATCTGTACACAACCAACGCGGCAAATCTCAGAAGTGTTAAAAATATTATTCCGTATCTTATGGGAATTGCACCACGATCAGTCCTATTTATTGATGAAATTCACAGGCTACCAAAACTTGTTGAAGAATTTTTGTATCCTGTTATGGAAGATTTTGTATTAACAATCACTCTAGAGAAAAAACCAGAAACTATTGATCTTCCAGCTTTTACTTTGGTAGGAGCAACAACTAGTGGTGGTAGTTTAAGTCAACCATTTTATGATAGATTCAGCATCAAAGAACATCTTAGTTTTTATAACGATACTGATTTAGCTAAACTAGCAAGATCGAACTGTGATAAACTCTCTATTTCTATTGATGAGACTGATCTTGTTGAGATCGCTAAAAGAAGCAAAGGAACTCCTAGAATTCTAAACTCTAGATTACAATGGTATAAAAATTACAAGACTTGTCATCCAAACTCTACAGAATCTATAGATGAGATTTTT